AGTTTGAGAGTTTTGCATTACAGCAATAACATCTAAAGAAGGTGTAACTCCGTCTGCTGTAACTTCTGAAGCCGCACTAATTCTTACTTTATTACCACCTCTTCCCGGCTTTGCTGTATTACGAGTAGAACTCATATCTCGTATATCCATAATCTGAGGTTTAACTCTATGAATTGCAGGAATAGCAGAACCTAAAGCAGTAACAGCGGTATTCCAATATTCGTCAAGTAGTGTAACTAAATATGTAACTTCATCCACGATTTCTCCTCTCCCTTAATTCTCTTTCTGTAATCTCTTCCTCATAGTCTTCGGTTGTTCCATATCCGCCCATTACCTCATCATCTACACCCATTCCGTAGTCCATACTTTCCGCATACCATTTGTCATAAATAATTTCTTGAACTAATGACATATCTTTTAATGAAGTTTCTGCCTGTAGTTCGGCAGTTCTTTGTAATATAATTTGTTTCAATAATATAATTTCTTTATCACCTGTATCTCTTATATCTATCCCCATTTCATAAGCAATATCAGGCCAAGTTAAATTACCAATTCCCTCCATATTTTTTAATTCAACACTATCCATATTATAAATTAATTGGTCTAAAGTATCAATAAACTTTTCAGAAATAGACATTCTGTTCTGCGTGTTTTTTCTATCCATTTCTAATTCAAATAAATAATTATTAATTAGTTCAAGCATTTCTTCTAACTGTTCTGATAAAATTTCTATATCACTAACATTTACTCTTCTTTTTTCCTTTTCAATTTTATGTTGAGTTAATAAATTAAGTATTTTATCGGGTTCTAATTGTAGGATTAATGGAGATAATTCAACTAATAAACCATTTGCGCTATCATATGTCAAGGCAATTTCTTCCACATATCTTTGAGTAACTTTAATATATTTTAAAACTTTAGGATAACCATTAACAATATTATTAATATTATTTGTAACAATATTTTTTAAATATTTTTCAATTTCCACTACTTTATATTCAGGTATCTTAGGAGGTATAAAATCATCAGACAATGGGTTATTTTCAGGTTCTATGTCCTGTATTTCTATCTTTAAAATTGACTCCCAAATCATTCAAAAGCCTCCTCAATTCTTCTTTGAATAACTTGAACAACTTCCTGTTCGATAATCTGTTCCATTATTTCATCGCTCATTTTTTCACCCAAAGTTCTTTCGGTGTAGTCCTGTATATCCTCATTTTGCTGAACAACAGTTTCTAATATAGTCTCCATATCGAGTTGAACCATTCGCATTTTTTCTAAAATTTTACGAAACATCTCTACGACCCCGTTTTCCTCTCACTGGTTTTAATTTACCAGACTTATCTTTTAATTTTTTTTGTGCTTCAAGAAGTTTTCTTTTCTTCTCTTCTGCTTCTCTCATTTTAGACCCAAGTTCAGCCGCTTCTCTTAAATTTAAATCTCTGGATTCTTGTTCTTTAATCGGTATTTCTCTTGGAACTAATTTAGCCTTTTCTCTATCCCATTGAGATTCGGGATTAGCGGCTTCTAATTGACGAATATTTTCTTCTTCTGTAAGTTCTTCCTCACCCTTCTCTCTTAAATCCCGTTCTTCGTAGTCTTGTTCTACTAATTCAATTACCATATCTGTAATTCTATTTCTTAATTCAGACTCACTATCAAATACTTCATTATCTGATAATTGAATGTCTCCCTCTACTGTTGTAAAAATATAGTCTCCCTCTTGTTCTCGAAAAAATACATGGACATATTTTCTACTTAAATCCTTTGCTCTAAATGAAATATTTAATGCAATTTTACCATCACGGTCTTCACCATCTACAAGTCTAACATTTGTTCTTCTACCATATTTATCTAAAGGAACTTCTCCTCTAAGATTTCTTCGTAGGCGAGATTTAAAATTTTCCCAATCACGAAGTTTTAAATACTCACCGGAACTTGTTTTTAACTTTTCAAGGTCTTCTTGTTGGTTTAATTTAACCATTTTGGCTGGTATCGGCGGCAATGATTTCTTCTCTTTCTTTCTACGCTTTTTCGCCACTCGTTCATATCCTTCAGGAAAACTTCTACCAATAAATCTATTCATTTTTTCCTTAATAAGAGACATAGGCAAAATATGCTTACCTGTTTGTGTATGTAGTTTTTTATATTCATTAATTATACTATTTATTACATCTTCAATTATATATTCATCTTGATAACCTGTTTTTTCTACATGTTCAAGAAGTAGTTTTTTAAAAATACTTCCTATAACTTTACTTTTGACTTTGAGAATATCCGACCACATAATTACCAATCCCTACAAGCCATACAACGGGCTGAATAATCCCCACCTTTACATGTAGAACATTTATGTCTTGCTCTAAAAGATTTTTTACGCTTAGTATTTCCTCGCTTACCTGTTACTGAAACACCTCTTTGCCCCCAATGAACACGCTTATATCCACCTTTACCATTAGGAACGCAAGCCATCCATTTTTTACCCTTTCGAGTAGAACTTGTCTTTTTTGTTCTTTTAGTGCATTGTGATGAAGCCTTAGAAACTTCTTTTCCATCACAGCCACAGCCGCAACCTGAATCCATATTTTCAATATCAGGTTTAGATTTAGGCGGCTTATCTTTATCTTTGTATGGAATTTCTAATATCTGTTTTATCTTGTCGGAAAGAGTGGGGTTATTTTCGTATTCATTTTCTCCTGTTACATAATCTATGTCCTCTTCCATTTCCGAAGTTATTTTCTTAGGCTTTACTTTACCGTAATCCTTTGCTTTTATAATTTGATATGTAGTTATTCTGGAAACTCTACCAAGATTTTCAAGTTTTCCATCTCTAATTAATTTACCAAATGCAGTTTTAATTTGACCTGTAAATTTATGATTAAGAAATTGACTAAAACCTGCTAATCTTCCGTCTTCGATTTCCGACCAATTGTTTCTCATGTATTGAATAATTTGTTTTTTATCTCTTTCAATATCTTCAATAGTCACTCTTTCCGATGGACTATTTTCTATATAATTTCTAATACCCTCATATACTTTTTGTCTGTATATAGGGTAATTTACTCTACTACTTCCCTTTAATATTTCTTCCCACATATCAATCACTATCCAAATAATAAACCACTCGGCGTTTCATGCGTAGAATCTTGTCTACATCTGCTTTATAGGAATCGTATTTACTTTTTAAATCTATACCATTAGTAGAATCATTTCCTAATAAGACATAAGAATCATCACCTGCGATAAGTTCACAGGCGGTAAGTTTTGTAGCGGCATCTTCGATAACTGCTGGAACTCGAATATTTCCGCATGTATATGTGACCTTAACTGAATGTTTATGTTGTGTAGGGAATTCACTTCGGAAGAAAATATCTCCCATATCTTTCATATCCCACCATGCGGAATTACGGTCATAGTCTTCTTTATTTGTAAATTGAGTGCGAGAATTAGTTCCTCCATTAACTGCAAGTGTGCAATTAGAACCATCCGAACCGGGGAGTAAAGAAATAATTGTTATAGTTTCATCTTCTTCTAAATTAGCGTAAAAAAAGTCGGATATATTATATGCGTTACCTCCATCTTGTAAAGCCTTTTTAGCAGTTCCACCTGTAAAGGGGGCAGTAATTGTAGGCACTTGTTCATTGATAAGGTAGCAAATATCCTGTGCAGTAGTTCTTTGTCCGTAAGCCTTGTTAAACTTATCATTATCAGTAATACCTGAACTGTCGGGTGATAGAGTCCAAGTTAATCCTCCACCTGTAAGAACAATTGATGTAAGATTAGTATAATCATCTATTGTTAATGTTGCTACTACCGAGGCAATATCTGTATAAACTGAACCATCCCAAATAGCAATTCGTAAAATCTTACGAATATTTTCGTGATGTAGTCTTATTTTTCCAATGTAATCTTCATAAAAATATACCTGATTATTACTGCGAGCAAAATCGTGAAATTCATTTTCTATTAAATTGTCTCTCCAAGAAGAGTTTGTAAATTCGTCAATGTAATCTTCAGACCTACGCATTAAATCTCCAACTTCTGCTAAAGTGGGAGAAGTAGAAGAAGAAAAATCAGCAATACCTAATAGTGCGGCCACCTTTACAGCGGTTGTGTATGCCCCTCCACCTGTTGTATAATTTACAACATTAAGTCCGGAATCGGAAGGAGTCATCATCTTAACCATTAAATCACCATGTCCAGTAATTGTATTCTTTGTTCTATCTTATCTATAAAACTTTTCCTTACTTTATCCACGGCTTTACCCTTTACGGCAATATTTTTTCCTTCCGTAGTTATGTTATAAGTTCTTTTACCGGCCCCTTCCGATTGAGCAAAAGATTTTTGTCTTGATGTAGCAAAATCTACACCCGTTAAAGAACTTACAATTTTAATATCAAAGTTCTGTTGATAATTTGAAACTGCTTGGGCTTCAACTCCAGAACTTTTTTCAGTAATCATTATTACAAAATTAATTTTTCCAGCAGAAGTATATTTTGTAGGTTGCCCCCATTGTTTAGGGTTATTACTTTCATTAGTTAATGTGGCATAGAAAATATTTACTAATTTATCAATTATACTTTCTCCTTTAAACATATCTAAATAACTAAATACTGTTTCCTTACCTTTATCTGCAACTATTCTAAGACTACGGTTGAAAAACTTTGATAAAGACAAACGAATATTATCAAAGTCTCCTTCATCTAATTCTCTATTATCTAATATATTTTTATACTGTTCTTCATATTTCTTACCTTCTTCTGTTTCAAATAAAGTTTCAAAGTTAGATTCTATTTCTTCTATTGTAGCAGGTTCGGTCAAATTTCTTAAACTTCTTATGTCTATGTCCAATAGTTCGTCATAAGACTCTAATTGTTTTAATTGATTTTCTGAATATGTTGGTTCAATAACTATATCTTCTGATTCATTGTTCCTTACTGAATCAGTATATGTGCCAAACACATCTGATATTTCACCACAAATATCTTTTAAATTTCTCAAATCTTCTCTCATGTTATCGTCAAGATTTCTTAAACCATCAACTATTTCTTCTCTTTCTTCTCCAACCATGAAGGGTTCTAAAAAGTTATTTAACCTTTCAATAATATTCTCATCGCCCGTAATACCCTCATCTTCTAAATCTTGCTGTTCTTCTTCACCTACAAGAGATTGTTCTGCTTGTAGAGCCACGCCTGTTATTTGAGTATAATAAGTTTCTATTTCATCTTTTGACATTTGAATTGCTTCTACTTTGTCTAAAAATTCCGTAACTTCTTTAGGTATTTTATCAGGAATTAAGTCGCTTAAAAGACCGTCTACTATGTCTTCTACTGTTTCTTCATATTCACCTCCAACCGGAATATCCATTTTAGAAGTAAAAGAACCCTTTGAAGATATTTTATCGTAAGGTTTTTTACCAGCCTTAACATCTAAGAAATCATCAACTGGAATCCAGTCTTGTTCTCTTGTCGTTAAAGTATATTTCCTTTGACCTCTACTAAGTTTCACATCATAATCAAAACCTTTTGAATTTACCAAATGGTCTCTAATTACATTTTTCAATGAACTTTCGGAAACGGTTTCTACTCTTTCAACCATACTTGTATCTCTTGTCCTTGTTCCAACTTCAGGTAAATCAACATCTTCGACTCCTCTACGCTGAACTTCAACAACTTCGGGTGGATTTAAGTTATCTATATAATCATTGATTTGTGTATAATACTCATCGCTAATATTCATCAATTTACCTAATTGTTCTCCAGTAAAATCAACGGACTCCTCGCCTTCTTTTAATGCTCGCCTTTCTCCCTTGACTGTATCGGGAATAGTATAATTTCCTTCTATCCATTTCTTTGTTACCTTTCTTAGGAAAGTTTTCCACTTAATAGGTGATAAACTCCCTAATACATTTAAGAAATCAAAATACTGTTGAGCAGTCATTTCTTTTAAAATTAATCTTCTATTATTAGGAAGTCTTGGTACTTCACCACTTGTATCTAAACCCTTTATACCATTATCGGATGCCCATTCTGCTAACATATCTCCCCATTGAGACTCCTCAATTTCTGTTAATTGTATATACGGGGGACTACTTCTCTGAAAATCTTTAGGATATTTAGCACCTTCAATACCATCTAAGGCTCTAAATATATCATTTAATATTGCTTCTGCCCAACCCTCTCTCGCTATAACTTTTGCATTTGCTTTAACTTGAGAAGTTGTAGTGCCATCCTCTCCTACCTTTTCGGCAAATAATGATTTAATAGAATTAAACATATTGCCTGTTTTGATAAATTGCTTATAACCATGTTTTCCAATTGCTCTTAAAACATTTTCATCATTAATATCTAAGATAGAATAAAAATTTAAAGATTCCCCTTCAAGAACATCTCTTAAAGTTAAGGGAGTTCTTTCTGAATAACCAAAGTCTTCCAATAAATTCTGTGCTAAAGTATCGTCTTTACCGTAAAAATCTTCTAAATCCATATTTAGAACATCTTCAAAAGCCGTTTTGTTAATCTTGTCAAACTCTTTATCATTGTAGTCAATCAAACCTCTCACATTTTCGTGGTTGGTTCTTATAAAGGTCGGTAATTTATTCTTGTTAATAGTTTCACTAAGAATATACTCTACCATTATACGCCTTGCTGTATCTATACTATACTTAGTATTATTAGGTATCGTATCATTATATGTTGGAACATTAGTCACGCACTCCACCTCAATTGTGCAGTACGAAGATTTCTAAGTTAGACCAATCAGAAGAAGATATTTTAATACCATTCCTACAAACAACATTAAAACCACGATAGAAATATGTAGTATCGGCGGCTATGTGAAACTTACATATTAAATTAGCAAGACTATGAAATTGTAAAGGGCCGTTTGTATTTCCACCTGTAGTAGATGCAGTAAGTTCAACAGTTGTTGAATCAGTAATAGATAAGACCTTTGTATCAACAGGAATGCCTGTTCCTGTAACTAAATCTCCTACCGCAAATGCCGATGAATCTTCGACGGTTACTGTAGGGTCATTATTATAAGTAGATACTTGAGTAGATGGGTCATTATTATTATCGGAAATATAGACAATGGAGGCTGTTGCCCCGTTGAAAACATTTACTCCTTCAAATGTTCCACCTTTAGTAGAAATATTTTGGTTATTGCTTGTTACTTTCGTTGAATTATACGGCATATCTTTCCCTCTTATTTATCGTTAAGAAGCGTTAGGTATTAAACCTTACTCTTCTTCTAATACAGTTAGACCAAGTAGTGCGGCTTTGCTATCAGATAATTTATAAGAAATTCCTTGTTCTTTTAACCAAGCCTGTAAATCACGCTTAGTCATTGAAGAGAAATCAAGGACATCCGCTTCACTGACTTCTTCAACAATAGTCTCTTCAACAATGGTTTCTTCAACCAATGTTTCTTCAACCAATGTTTCTGTCTCAGCGGAGTCCAAGATTTCAAATCCATTCTTAATAAAAAATTCTAACAAACGCTCATCAACCTCGTAAGTCAATCCACCTAAGTATTGACTACCAAAGATTGTTTTTGTTCCACCTGTAATATTTTTTACTCTTAACATTTACTCACCTCATAGAAGACCGTATGCTCTAATTCTAAAAGTTCCTAAGTCACCTGTAACAACTGCACCCGTTGAAAGGGTGCTTGGTTCAAGAACTAAATATTCTCCAAGAGTAGCAAGAGCAGTAGCATCTGTAAAAAGCGCACCAGCAGTTGTAATTCTTGTATTTAGTTGAACCAATTTGTTTTCCTGTGCCATAACTTCAATGTGGCTAAGTCGGGAAAGTCCCAAATCCGAAGCAACAAGAGAAAAGTTATTTCCAACAATAGTAATTTCATCATTTGTAGCATCTGCCGCAACTGCTGAAACAACCATAGTATTTACACCATCGGTACTAACAATAGTAACTTCACCATCATTTCCACCTGTAGCGGATGAACCAAGAGTAATTGTACTTCCCGGTGTATAATTTGTTGCGGCATTAAGAGCAGTTCCACTTGCACGAGTAATCGTGTTTGTAGCGGCTACATAATTTACTGTTGTTGTTACTGATGCTGTTGCACTCTTAGTTACATTAAGGATAAAATCAACATAGTAATAATGTCCTTGAACTTTTGGTGCAGTAGAACCGTGGTGGTCTGCGATTAATGTGATTGCGTTTAATCCCATACTAAATCACCTCATTGAAGGTCAATTAACTTGCCTTGTCCACGCACATAAGTACACATTGTTTCTCCGATTGTTCGGTAAAGTCCTCGGTGTCCTAAGAATCCGTGTCCGAAAACTTCCTTAGTGTTCATACCACCTTCAAAGTATTCAGTAGGCTTAAGAGTACACAAGAACAAATGGTCGGTATCAAGAAGTAAAATATCTGAAATACCGCTTCCGCCTGTTGGCATATCCTTACAAGGAATAATAGGAATGTCGTGATAGGTAGCAACCTTAAATCCGACTTCTCTTCCCTTAACTCCTTTAATACCACCATGAGAAGGAACAACTTCTGTTCGACCCATGAATCTTTCTTGGGCTTGGAGAAGTTCTCCTAATGTTTGAATGGTGTCATATCCTGTAAGGAAAACCTTTGGTGAACCGCCACGAGCCATCAAGTTTCGTAGAGCAGTATTAAGCATATTAACAGTCAAGTTACGAGCAGTTCCCGAATTTGAATCAACATATGCTTCAAGGTATTCTGTTCCCGACGAAGCACGAACAGTTCCGAAAAGATTTAGTTTTGCATTACCGTCAAGATTAGACAAAGCATTCATTTCTGCATGAGTTGAAACAATCTTGTAAAGTGAAGTAAGAGAACGCTCTGGATTGTCGTAGTCTTTTCCACTTGAGGCAGGTGCATCCAAACCGGAAGTAGTCAAATCAGTAAGAACCATTGAGTTCATGGCTTCTGCGTGTGAAATACCAACTTCTTCACGGTAGGTAGAAATAATATCTCCGATACCATCATCCATTCCTCCGAGAAGTTGTGCAATCTCCGAAAGTTCAAAGGTATGCGCAACAGTCTTAGGGGAAAGACTTAGGTTTGCGAAAGTAGGCTTAATTTCATCAATATTGGAAATTGTAGCGTTTTCTACTTGTCCACCGAGAGTGTCCAAATCGGAAACAGTAAAAACATCAGTATTACCACCAAGAGAACGCCCCTTCATAACTCTCCAACCACTACTCTTCCACGGCTTCTTAGGAAGCATTGAAAGTGCGTTAATTTCTCGGTTAATCATAGACCAAACTTTTTGTCCATAAACCAAGTTATACAAAGTAGCATCTCCACCCGAAGAAGGTGTTCCGCCTGTTTGGTCGTGAATAGGGTGAATACCCGTAAGTGCGGCTTTCAAAATATTACTTCCTCCGGATAGTCCGTAGGTCGCTCGCTCTAAGTCTTCAATTGTTCTAAAATATCCTGTCATTTTAAGCACCTCTGTTGTATTTGTCCATTAATTCGTGAACTTCATTCCATGACATTTCTGAAATGTTATCGAAGTCCTCACTAAGTTGATTGGACACAGATTGAGTTTCTGCGGCCTTAGCGATAGTGTTGTTCTCAAGAGATTTCTTCAATTGAGAAAATTCTTCCTTAAGTGAAAGAACTGCGTCTGCGGCATTAAACTTGCTCTTAGCAATTTCATCTGCTTCGAGTGCAAGGTCTTTATTATATCGGGCTTCAAATTCAGCCTTAATAACTTCGTATGCACGAGCCTCTTCTTTTTCAGCCTTGAATTGTTCATAGGCTTTTTCGATGTTTGACTTTGAAAGGTCAAGAGAATCAATAGATTCGGCCTTTGCTTCAACAAATTCCGAAAACTCGGCTTTCATTTCTCGACCCATCTTTTCTTCATCTTTCATTTCTTCAACATCATCATCATCATCAGATTCTGCTTTCATTTCTTCGCTGTCATAGTCTCCCATTTCAACGGACTCCTCTTCCATTTCATCCATCATCTCAAGTTCTTCCTCTTGTTCGAGGGTGTCCATTGTATTCTTGAGAACCGTGGATTCACGGAGTTCAGCCATTACTTCATTAAACTCATTAAGAGCCTTTTCTATTTCTGTATTCATTTTATTATCCTCCTTTATTAGGTTAAATTTTGCTTCAGGGTTTATGCCCTCTTCGCATATGGTGATTTCATGTAATTCAAGTTTATCAATTTCTTTATAACTTCCGGTATCGGAGTCATATTTATTTGTCTTGTTTATCGCCTGTCCACCTATTGAAAAAGAACGAAGATTACCCTTTCTTACATCACGAGCAACCTCCTTAGCCTTTTCAATATCATTTCTTAATTTTATCACCACAAAAAACCCTGTATCATCAACGCCTGTTTTTAGGACTTTACCATTGGAATCTGTATATTGGTCTACGACCTCTCCGACTTGAACATTAGAATGTGTAATCATAACATTTCTATATCGGTCTTGTTTCATAAACTTATCAGCCGCTTCACGAATTGCGCCTAAAGTAATTTTATCATTTTGTTTATCTACTACATCAACTGATGCGTAGCCAGCAATAACACATTCATTATTTTCTTTAAGAATAACGAATTCTCCACCGCTATTTGGCTCATCACCAAACATAGGAGTACTTAACTGCATGATAGGGTCTGTGCTATGTGGACTATATAAAACTATTTAATTTTAAGAATCGTCTTCATAGATATTAATTAGCCCTGAGTCACTCGATTTAGGGGCAGGTTTTGATTCATACCCTGTCCATGCGAGCCACATTTCTTTGTCTTGAACAGGTAAAAATCTACAATGTATTTTAGTTTTTACCTCTTTTCCATTTAGAATATACTCGTGATAACCTTTTCTTTGTGCGCCTAAAATCATTGGCCCACGCTCAAGTAGTGTTTCAGTATCAGGTTTTGGTATTTGCTTACAGGGGTATTTACCGGACTCTCCTAAAAAGTCGTATATCTGTTCATCCCCACTTACTCGTATTTCCCAAGTCATCTTTTTACCTTGATAAATTATTACAAAATGTAAATATCCGTTCTTTGTAATCCAAA